ACGATTTTTTAATGTTTGCGTAAATAATAGCGTGGACAGAATATGTTCAGTCTAACAAGTAATGTTTTTTGCGTCCCTCTTAGAATACGCTATATAGTAGCCCAGTGCTGCAACTGACTGTCCTAATTTAAAAGTAATTGGTAGGCGCCTACCAAATACTTTTTATGCAAAACTTCTAACGAAGTAGTCTGCCGATTGCTGTAGTATTTTACAATACTATCATTTCTTCCTTTACATAAACAGGAACATTACACGTTTCTGCAATTTCCTTCATTGCAGATACTCGAGATGATGTATCTCTGCTGCTATGTAAATGAATTATGTTAGCGTCTGCAAACTTACAATTGTTCCATTCTTCTGCAAAAGGTATATTCAAATTAAAGATTTGAAACGCCATCTTTGGATCTAATACTTCCGAAACATCTAAACCTTGACTCCATAACTGATAATTATGAATCAACTGTCCCCAACTCCAGTCATTTTCTTTATGAGTGAACCACTTATCCATAAGTCTTTCGCCTAAGTCCCAAACCTTTGGATCCATATCTGCTGGATAGTATCTAATATCATCGTTAAAATAATGCTGTGCTTCTTCGTGTGTTTTTGGATCAGTGTAATTAAACATCATCATATCATTATACTTGCCGAACACTTCTGTTGGTTTGAGAAACATAGTGTCTGCACCCATGCATAAAATGTTGCAGGGCTCTTTGTGCCATAGTTCCTTAATCATGTACCAATGTGCTATTTGATATGCTCTAGAATCAAGTACAGGTGCAGTGAGCTTGATTTCCTCCCACTCGCCTTGTAGATAAGTTTTTGCACTGCTTCTACTAATAGAATACATGTTTTCATAGTCCATAAGGTCACGTTCAGCCTTTGGATTATCTCCCGGGCCCTTCCAATAACCCCAGTTCTTAATAATTGGGCGCACAGCGCCAATAAGATAATTTTTCATAATTTCACCAAATAAAGTTTTCTTTATAATATTTTACAATTTTTACAAGCTCGTTGTCAAAGTTAGCTTTTGGTTCCCAACCTAAAGATTTAATCTTAGTATCGTCGATAGCATATCTAACATCTTGACCAGGCCGCTCATAATTTGTATCTAGATAGGTTTCTTCGTTTCCTGTTAGCCCTAAAAGATTAATAATCTTTTTTGCAACTACAATATTTTGTTCTTCAAATGTGCCTGAGATATTATAAATCTCATTAACAATACCTTTTTCCATAATTGTTATCACAGCTTCGGCAGTATCACTTGCATGTAACCACGTTCTACGCGGTGTTCCTTTGTTGTGTAACAAAACTTTTTTACCCAACGTTAGATACTTGATGGCGTGTGGTATAAACTTTTCAGCATACTGACCAATACCATAGTTGTTTGTTGGTCTAACAATTACATAAGGTAAGTTATATGTTCGGGCCCAAGCAATGACCAACATGTCAGCAGCAGCTTTTGTTGCGCTGTAAGGGTTGCTCGGCTTTAACAGGTCTGTTTCTTTATGGAAGCCTTGATCTATATCACCATACACTTCGTCAGTACTGAAATGTAATAGAACAGGAGTCTTTTTTCTACCACTAATTTTTGTTCTAATAAGTTCTAAAATATTATGAACACCACTAATATTACTGTCTACAAATTCAATACTACTAACAATGCTATTGTCTACGTGAGTTTCTGCGGCAGTATTAATAAAATAATCACAGTCATAAATCATTGTTAGTTCATTAATGTCTTTATTTTCAAATTTAAAATTCTTGTATGTTAGTAAATCATCAAGAAGATTCCAATTGGCAGCATATGTGCCCTTATCAACTCCGCAGACATACCAACCCTTTTCTAAACAGGATTTAGCAACGTGATAGCCAATAAATCCTAAACATCCCGTAACATACACAGTTTTATACATAGAGCCATTCCTGATTGTTCAAATACCAATTAACAGTTTGTTCAAGTCTTTGTTGATAAGAAACTGGTTCAGTCCAGCCTTTTGCATAAAACTTTTGCGGATCCACTGAATAACATAAATCATGCCCGGGTCTGTCAACTGGTATAAAGTTATAATTTAGTTTTTTACCCATTATGTCCGCTATATTATTGGCGAACTCAAAATTGTTAATAAACTTGTTTCCGGCGCTGTTCCATTTTTCGCACAAGTCCCGTTGTTTGTTAATTACAAAGTCTGTGTGACTAGCAACGTCCCCTGCATAGAACCACCGGCGGCCACCTATTTGATTTTCCTTGCCTACATGAATGTCCAATGTCTCATTATTAAGCAATTTTTTAATAATAATGGTGGGCAGTCTGTTTGGTTGACACATGGGCCCAAACGTATTGTTAATGTGTATAATACTTACTGGCAGTTTGTAAGTATGAGAGTAACTCACACAAAGCTCTTCGCCCGAAGCTTTTGATGCTGCATATGGACTGTTAGAACGATATGCATCATTCTCTCCGCTGTCATTACCAATTGGAATCGGTCCAAACACTTCACCAGAACTATAATAAACAAACTTTTTAAGATTAATTTGTCTAGCTAGTTCTAATAGATTTAACGTTCCAATTACATTATCTAGCACAGATTCGACAGGTGCGCTAATGCTATCAGCTGCACTAGGATTTGCACCAGCATGAAGAATAATATCTATGTCTTTAAAGGTATCAAAATTATATGGATCTCTAATATTGTGTTCTACTATTTTAATCTTATCAGAGAACTCAGAAATTCTTTTTAGATTTTTTGTTCCTGGTCGAACCAAACAGATAACATTATTATTTTCACAAAATTGCTCAACAAGATAACGACCTATAAATCCTGTTGCGCCTGTAATTAATATATTATTCATTTTGACACATAAACTAAATCTGTAGCGTGTGTTGCTACATGTTCGTAGTTCCATTGGGCTAAGAATTCTTCAATCATGCTGAACGTAACACCATATCGTTCCGCCCAAGGCCCAAACCATTCTATAGAGATAACTGGTTTAAACTTGTCAATTGTTTCTTTTGCTCCTAGAAGACCAAAATATTCATAACCTTCAGTGTCTAGTTGTATTAAGTCACAACGATCAAGTTCTAGGTCATCAATTTTAAATGTTGGTATAGTCCCCATGCCTTGAACATGAGTTGCACCAACATCGTGTGCATGATGATTTAATGCTATAAATCTGTGTGCGTCGCCTACAGCAGCATTGAATTTCACAACATTAGGATAATCACAATTCATCGACAATGCTAAAAAGTTCAATGGTTCTGGCTCAAATGTGTAAACTCTTTCAAACTGCTCTGCATATTTACGAATGTAAAATCCAGCGTTGCCACCTGCTTGCACAACAACTTTACGTTCTGCTACGTATTCACAGAGATGGTCAACAACATCACTATGCTGATGCATATAGTTCCAGCAACCTTGGTCTCCAATGGGCCACCACCAGTCTCCTCGCTTTTCTAATTTGTCAATGAGTCTATCCACAACTAATTCCTTTTAATGTTTAGATAGCAGGGCTCATTACTGTAGATAAACTCTTGCCAAATGCTCGCTAATTCTTCTTCGCTGTCAGGCTTGTAAATTTTAATGTTAGGAAATGCCTTTAATGCGGCTTCATCATCTATAGCCCAGTGGCTAAATCCTAAATGTCCGTAATCTTTATCTCGGCCACTGCCTACAAGTTTTACCGGCGCCCCTTCGTGATCAAGATAGTTTCTCAACCATTCATATGGTCTAAAAATCACAAACGGAGTAATACTATAGCAAACGGGAATTTTGCCATTATGTGTAAGACCCACCGCGGTTCCCAACATTAACTGTTCAGCAGCACCAACGTTGAATACTCTATCAGGAGAAACTTCTCTGCTTTTATTTAAAACACCAAAGCCTAAATCGCCTGTGAGAAGATAAACATTTTGATCGTTAGCTAACGTTTCTGCCATTAATTGTCCAAAGTAATTTCTCATAGCTTGTCCAAATCCTCTGGTTTTAAAACATAATAATGTGTTAGTACACCTTCTGCAAAAGGCCACTTTGGTGGCTCTGTGTTACGAATGTTGATACGTGGCAGGAACGCCCGTAACCTATTGTTGATATAATCTCTATCAATCATGTCGTAAGCAATCATTCCGTTTACATTAACGTATACTTCTAAGTTATCTAACTTTGCTTCGTATATAAAACGTAGTGCTTCCCAAATAGATCCTTCGCCACACTCACCGTCACTAATCAAACAATATACCTTACGATCTCTATTAGCTAGAGCGTAGCCTGTTGCCACAGTAAGTCCCATACCAAGACTGCCGGTTGAACAATATATACCATCTTCTAAGCAACGATGTGGGTGTACTCCGTGTTTGTGAAAAAGTTCTACTGCATCACGACCTTCATACTTTTCTTGAACTACATACATTGCAAGAGCCGCATGACCCGAGCTTAGAATAAAAGGTTCGTCAGGTTGTTTTGTTGCATAAATTTCGTCAATAATATTAACAGCATTAAGAGTAGAACTAAGATGTCCTATCTTTTCATTATAGCTAATATCAATGATTCGTTGTTCTAATTGGTTCACTTAAATGACCCCATAAACTCATCAACCTTCTCGCCAATGTAAGCAATTTGTTCTTCTGTGATTACAGGGCTTGTTCCATGGAAGAAGGTGTTAGTCAATGAAAATGTTGCATTTGGGAAATTGTTCTTAGCGTCCATTGGATCCATTAAGTGACTATACGCAGGCTGTAGCATAATGTTACCTGCAAAATATGGTCGTGTTTGAATCAAGTTATCTTCTAAATGATCAACTAACTGTGTCCTGCTGAAAGGAGCAGACTTTCTAATTGTTAGTGGGAAGGCAAACCAACTCGGATTGCTGTGTTCTCTTGCTCGTGGTAGATGGAAAAATTCTTCATACTTTTCGTAAACCTTAAACAACAGATTATAATTCTGTCTACGTTTAGCATGAATCTCATCTAGCTTTTCTAGCTGTTTCAATCCCATAGCACTTTGTAGTTCAATGGGCTTTAGATTATAACCAATTTCATCATACACATACTTGTGGTCAAAGATTTCATCGGGCATGGTAGGAATCCAGTTTGAGAAACGTGACTTACACGTTCCGCACTTGAGCTTGTTTGCTTCTGGTCCGACACAATAACAACCTCGACCCCATTCGCGGAAGCTGCGTAGAATAACTTCTTGATCTTTAGTGTTGCTGGCAACGAAACCCCCCTCACCCATTGTCATGTGGTGTGCAGGATAGAAACTACAGCTTGCCATCTCACCAAAACTACCAAGATGTTTATCCTTATATGTACTACCTAGTGCATCACAGCAATCTTCTAATAGTACTAGATTATACTTCTCAACCAGTTCCATTAACTGATCCATATTAGGTGGATTACCTAGTACGTGAGCAAAGGTAATAACCTTAATATCGGGATCGTTAGCAAGCACACGTTCACAGTGATCTACATCGATATTCAATGTGTCAAGCTCAATATCAACAAAAACAGGAGTGAAACCCACTTGCAATGTAGGATTTAGTGTTGTCGGAAATCCTGCAATAGGCATCAACACCTTTGTGCCTTTTGGAAAATTATGACCTCGCTTACTGGTAAGCGATGCCATCATCAAAAGATTACTACTACTACCGCTGTTAGTTAGAATTCCAAAGTCTTTACCAAACAGTTTTGGAAACCTTCTTTCGAACAACATACTCTTATTGCCCATTACTAGCCAACCGTCAAGTAACGTTTCAGCTGCGGCAACAATTTCTTCCGCGTCAAAAAAAGGCCCTGCGTAGTTTACAAAATCTTTGCCTGGTTCCCAAGTCTTTTCTGTATCACGCTGTTCAATAAATGCACGAATTTGTGCGAGGATTTCTTGTTTCATACTTTTCCTGTAGTCTGTGTTTTTCGTGTTATGGTATTTATAAATTAAAACAAGTCCCAGTCATCTATTTTGGGCTCGTGGTTATTCCATTGTAGTAAGAACATACTCATATCGGTTTCGTTGCGAAATGCAAAGGTATCGAAACTAGTGCGCTTGCCGATCCCAGTTTCTTGGCACCATGCTTGTATAGGGTCAATATCCCCTTCACTAAATCTTCTGCCAGTTGCTCGCAATGTCAACGGGCGAGTAAAGGTAGGTTGCCCGGGCACCCAAATAATGTTCTTCACGCCCACCTCAATATGAACATGGCTAAGTCTTCCTTACACTCAAATGTAAGCACCATGCCCTCATGTTTATATCGAGCACCGATCCCAGTGTCGTCTAGCCATGATTCGATTTCGAAGATGTTATTGAGCCACCAAGTGGCATTTTTAATGATAGCATAGTGGCCTATGCCCTCCATTTCACCAACAAGAAAATGTCCAGCTTTGTCACCTAATGTTACTTCGCCCATTTTATCACTAACCTTGGACGTTTTGTTTTTCATGTTCATATAGTGCATGGCTAGCAAGGTTCTTGGCTTTGCTTTCGCACATGATATCGAACTGATCTCGGAATGTAAGGGCCCAGTCATTAACTGCACGATTCCAATAATAGTCGCTGTGTGCGCGAAGTTTTGCTTTCTTGTAGCCCTGTTCTAGCAGTGCGTTAAGATCGGGTCGAGTGTCCCTACAGTGTTCCAAGAGCAGGTCTTCCCTGCTAACTGAGTAATGAATAGCAGGACGCACGCCGCGCCAACTATCAATAACCCTTTTAATACGATCGTCATTAGTTTCAATGTATTCTCCATCTCTAATCCAATGGTGATGAATGTCCAACACTAACGCACAATCATTCACTAGTTCTAGGCTTGCGTCAAGCCCCCAACACATTTCGTCGTTTTCGATTGTGAGGCAGTTTCGTGCTTCCGGGCTAAGCCTCGGTAGCACCGCTCGAATTCCATCGGGCCCTTGCCGTCCGGAGATGTGGACGTTAATCTTAAAGTCCTGAAAAGACCTTCCGTAGCCCATCCAACGTGCCATGTCTGCATGATATTCAAACTCCTCTATACTTCGGTTAACGATTTCTGGATTGACACTGGCGAGTACACAAAACTGTCCTGGATGGAAGCTGAGTCGTACCCCGGTGCGACGAGCAAGCTCACCAATAGCTGCAAAACGAGGTACCATAGTATCAATGACATCGCGGCGATGCCAAAAATAAGACCAAGTAGGCTCAGTATAAACGGGAAGGATATCACTGCCAAGACGCACCATGCGAAGATCTTTAGGTAACGTGGAAACATATTCGACTAATCTCCTTGCTGATTCTGTGTTGTGTAGCATAATTTCCCACAGGCGAGTTTCGGCTACGTCCTGTGATTGTCTATTCAACCAAGCTACAGTGGTTGACTTAGTGTTTAGTGGGCGCTGTATTTCCTCTAAAATTTTCTTAGATTGTGTTTGATCGGGGTGCATGTACTTACAAGCAAAGCCGATGCGTTTAGTTGAATTATCGTACACTGTCACCTCTCAAAATAGCTGCTGCAATGCGAGCAGCATCTGTAACATCATGTTTAACAAACATATTAACATCAAGTGCAGGTTTAGTCAAACTTGCACTAGCATGTAATACTGTGGCTACTAATTCTTCCAGCGATTCCGCAGAAAGATCAATGCTCTCAGGATCAATCCGTACTGGATTGCTGTGATCATCTAGATACACTTTCCTAATCTGTAGCACATTTTCGGAAAATACAACAACTCTAAGTTCGTAATTCATAATCTCAGTATACAGTATAATTATCACTGTGTCAACCTACTTTTGATAAATATGTTTATAAATACATCTTCCGGAGATTGATATGGCGATTGTCAATAAAATAAAAAAATACAACTTAGCAGGCTTAAATGCAAATGTTGAACTAGGTAAACAAGGTTCATATATTGCAGGTAATGCAAGTGCAATTGGATTTTATACTAGTGCTGGTGCGCTACAGAAGATTGCTATTGCTAATGCTACTGTAGGCACAGAAGCTGTTACCAAAGCACAATTAGATGCAACAAGCGGGGATCTAGTACAACACGTTACCATCGACATCCAACATGATTCAGGCAGTGCTAACTTAGCAACTGTTGCTGCTGGTAGCAGAATCCTCAGTGTCACAGTAGATATTCCGGGTACATGGGGCGGTACTGCTGATAACACCACAACATTTGTTGAAGTAGGTGATACTAGCAACGGTAGTAGATTTATCCGCGCACAAGACGTTGACGTACTAAAAGTAGGCCAGTATCATAGCCAATACCAATATGAGTATACCAGTGAAGGTACATTAAAATATACAGTAACACAAGGTAGTGCAAGTAGCGGTAGTGCCACAATTAGTGTTGTACTAGCTAGCGATGCCGTAGCTGTTACAGATTACGGTTCAATCAACCAAGCACAGAACAGCAACAACGATCTTGGCAACATTACACTTTAATAGGGGAACAGCGTGATAGACTCGGTCAAACAATATAACTTAGCTGGTGTAGCTGCCAACGTTGAACTAGGCAAGCAAGGCCCTGTTATTGATGCTAGTAACACCAGCGTAATTGCTTTCAAAGACAAAATAGGTGATTTAGAAGCGATCGCTATTGCTGAAGGCAGTGATGCAACACACGGTGTTACACTTAATCAACTTAATGCTATTAGCGGTAACGCTATTAGCTACGTTGCAACAACTGTTAATTACAATTCAGGCAACGTTGTTGTAGGTAATGTTAGTGCTAATACGTTTATTCATGGTGTAAACGTTGAAAAAACCGCAGGCAACTGGACAGGTGCCGATGCTAACACAGAAATCACTGTAGGCGATACCGGAAATGCTAGCAGACTGTTTAGCGGGTTTGATGTATCAGCACAATCAACTGTTGACACCAAGTACGAGTATACTACCAGTGACACAATTAGCATCACTGTAACACAGGGCGGTGCTAGCGCGGGCTCTGCAAAAGTAATTATTTGGTATTCGGGGACAATTAACTAATGAAGATCACAAATATCGTAGAAGGCTATAAAGTACTTCCTCCTATTTCTCCTATTGATAAAGAAAAATATCAACCACGCAGCGGGTTAGAAGGGCCTTTCCGCTTACGCAACGGTAAGGTAGTGTACTACGATCCACAAGAAGGTTCTTATTACGATCCAGACACTGACTTGTACATCAGCTACGATGATTACAAGAAGATGGACGAAGAAGCTGACCTTCCTAATAAAAAGCCAGCTGGCTATTACGTGATGCGTAATGGCCAATCAATCAGTTACCATCAAGATAAAGAATCGGCTGAGAAGCGTGCGCGAGCTTCTAATATGCGCGGCGGATCTAATGCTACAGTTGTTAAAGACGATCGTAGTGTTAAAGAAGAGGCTGATGATGTTAGCGCACAGATTGCTGATTTAATTCGTAAAAAGAATTCAGTATCAAGTCCAATTGCTCGCAAAAATATTGATTCTCAGATTGCACTGCTAAAAAGAAAACGCGATAAAACAAACGAAGAGCAAGGTGTTGCGGAGGGCGATAAGCGTCCTAACTATGTAGTAACTACTAAGGACAAGCCTAAGAAATTTAAGCCTAGCATGGGCGGCGAGAGTCCTCACCCATATCAAGGCAAGCTAGTTGGTGCAACAGAAAGCAGCCAATGGGGCGAACCTGAAGATGTACTAAGACAAGTGCTGCAAACACTAGAGCGTGAAGTAGAGTGGCCACTAACAGATGTCATGGATCCGCAGGAAGTAAAGCAACTACTTTCACCGTTGATGCAAGCCGTAAGTCAAAAACTGAATAGTCTAGATGAAGCTGAAGTTAGTAACACAGACTATGAATTCACGCACGGTAAAAAGCCAGGTGGCCAAGGTAGTTGGTTCTTTGTTGCACATCGCGGGGGCATTAACTTTAGCAAAGATGTTGAAGGCGAGGACTATGTTGAGTTACATGGCATGAGCTACAGTGATGCTAAGAAAGCTGCTGTTAAATGGGCCAAGTCAAAGGGTCACACTAGCTTGTTTGTAGCAACTTAATTTTTAATAAATATTTGTAACTAATGGTTTAAAGAGGATTTAATATGCCACAAACATCACCGGATTGGCAAAGAGCATTCCCTGTTAACACAATGGGAACCCCAGAATTGGGATTCTTCGTAGTAGACATGGGCGAAGATATTGAAACAGACTATAGCTTGAGCAATAGCTTATATGCTCAAGCAGTAAGAGCATTACAAAAAACTACTGATTTGTACATGATAGGTTTGCCAGATGGTAACTTTTTTACATTTTCTGCTAGAATTTCTAGTATTCCTGGTGCAGTCGCAGGTGCTACTACTGGTATTATCACAAGCCTAGGTGCAGATATTGCTGAAATGTGTGGCAGTGACACAGTGTTAGCTATTACATTACGTGCCGGCGGTACATTAAATGACGTGGGCGACGAGTTTGAATTCCGTCATGCATCGTTTGCTACACCACTAAAAGTTCGTGTAACAGCATCTAACGCAGGTGTTGCTACAGCCGTTGAAATCGTAGATGGTGGTGTATGGACTGATGAGAATTCAAATCCAGCAAATACGCAAGCAGGTGGATTCACTAGAGTTCAAACATTTGGAACCATAGATACTAACGGTACAGGTTTACAAGTTAACATGACATCATGGGGCATGGGCGGCATTGAAGTGTACAATGCAAGTATTGTGGGCAACAGTTTAGTCTGGAACGATTAATCATTTAAATTTTTAATCAATAAAAAACCCGCCCACCCGGCGGGTTTTTTTATGACACGATCTATAAAAACTATTACTCGGATTAATATAATACTGCTATCATACTCAAGTAAATATAAGCATAATGTTTAAAGTTTTTAAAAATCCTATCTCAGAAGCCAACGGATTCACCGTAGACTACATTCAGCGTATCAAAGATAAAAAACCATTATCGTGGATCAAGCACTGGAATGAACAGCAGTTTATCCCGGATCACTTCTACAAGAGTCAAAAACTAAAACCATCTGTTGATAGGGACGCAACGGATTGCTATATCTACCCTATATTTTTTGACCCTGTTGTTGCATCAGTTAAAGAAAATGTTTGTGTAGATTCGTTTGATATCTCTACAAAAATATTAAAAGACATTGATAAAGGTCTATGTAAATTATATATAGACCATAGTTCCGAAGGGTATGATATCACTTATCATATGAAAGGGTTCGATGATATGACTCATGACATGATTTGCAACACCTCTGAAATATATGGTATAGATCATAAAAACATATTACTCGGAACTGCAAATCTAAAACCATACACCGATGTTCCTTATGAAATTTTTAGTTTTAATGGTTCAATGTTTTGGAGTGAAGCAGCACAATCACAAGAATGGTGGGAAAATCTAAAACTAATTAAAAGCAGGTATAGACGTCCTAAGAAATTAATATCATTGAATCGAACAGTTAGGCAGCATAGATTACAATTTGCCAGAGAATTGTATGTCAATCAATTACTAGCAGAAAATATCTATACATTTCCATTGTTTGATGATTATGAGATTGAGAATGATTCGTTTGTGTTTAAGCCCGTACCAGAGTCAATGATACAAACACTACCGTGGTATTATGATATCAGGACTATAAGCGATATCAATCCTGTCACTCTAGATTTGCCATCAAGTAGAAGATTTTATCAAGAAGGTTATATCAGCTTTGTAACAGAAACATTCTTTTGGTACAGCGATTATAAATTTGCTACTAAACCGTTAGAATATGAATTAGATATTAGCGAAAAAACATTTAAACCAATTAGTATGCTGCACCCATTTATTGTTATGGGACAACCAGGCATTCTAAAACATTTGCGTAGCATGGGATTTAAAACTTTTCATGGCTGGTGGGATGAGAGTTACGATGACATACTAGACCCAAATGAACGCTTTAAAGCTCTTTTTAAACTATATCAAACCCTATCAGGATATAGCCATAAGACACTAGCCGATATGATGTACGAAATGTCTGATATATTGCAACATAATTTTAATTTGTACAAAAGCCTAAAAGACAACGAAAACTATTTTAACGGTTTTATTAACAAAGTAGATTCGATGTTTAAATCATAAGTTACTGATAATAGTGTGTTTTTATAAATAATGCGTTATTATATAACACACAAGGAGTAACACAATGGCAAAATCAAGTGGTGGTTCTAATAAAGGATCAAAAGTTTCGTTTAGTAGTCAAGCAAAGGGTAAAACCACAATTGGTTCAACTCACAGTTCAATTAAATTTTCCACAATGAACAAGCGTAAGCGTGCAACCTATAAGGCTTACCGAGGACAAGGCAAGTAATTTTTGATAAATACTTGCATATTAGTTTAAGGAATATCACAAATGAAGATATCAGAATTAGGCTCCGGTGAAAAAAGACATGCGTCCATTAAGGATACAGGCGATTTCGATCCTGCTAACATAGAAGTATATGTACATGGTGTCGGAGTATATTCCTTAAACACTCTTAAAAATAGACTTAAGCAACGCCTCTCAGACTTCGCCGATATGATCGATGGTAGTCCTGATCAACTTGAACGTATACTCAACAATAAAAGCATGGATGCTTTTATGAGTATGCTAAGAGGATATAATGAAGTACTATCAGACTTAGCAACACCTCAGATGAAACGCAAGCGTTCATTAACACTAAAAAGATCAAGAACTGAAAGTGTCAACACTTTCATTACAGCGTTACGCCACATAAAAGAAGGCGTGCCATTTACTAAAAGCATATTACGCTATGGTAGCAAGTCGTATTCAGAAGCAGTAACCATTGGGCGAGAAATTCACAAAGCCGGTCTTATTGAGAATATGGATTGGGAGAGGATTGATTCGCCTGCGGTAGGTGACTACTTTGACATTGAGTTATCAGAGTCTGAAATGTTGTCCACTTGGGTAGAGTCTATTGCTGCTGACGGTATTGTATTACATGCTGACGACGAGTTATTTAATGCATTAACAGAAGCTGAGTATCAGGGTCGTGATGTTCCGCTAGGTAAACCTATGCAGGGCGATGTTAAGAAGTTTAAAGTGTATGTTAAAAATCCCAAAGGCAATGTAGTCAAAGTTAACTTTGGTGACCCTAATATGAGAATTAAAAAGTCAAACCCTGCAAGACGTAGAAGTTTCCGGGCAAGACACAACTGTGATAATCCTGGTCCAAGAACAAAGGCACGTTATTGGAGCTGTCGCAAGTGGTAATTTTATTTTTTATTAAGGGTTAATATGTTATACACAGGATCAGGAAATATTCCTCATCATATCTACTGTTGGGTAGATTCGTCATTCATTCGTAAAGATATAGAACCGTACACCTTTGAACCGTGTGTTTGGTTTGCATTACATTCAAAACCTGGACACTCATGGGGTTGCCATGTAATGTTGGAATGTGGTGCTGTCTGGCGTAGTGTTCCGCCACATGCTCTGGCATTTTCTGCAGACCCAGAACCAGAATGGGTGCTTGAAGATACACAGATATGGGATTGCTACGGTGATCAGTTCTCAGTTGTCAGTTATGATTATCTAAACACTCAGCGAGCAGAGATTCGCAGCAGTGGAGAGTTTGGTCGATATCTGTTTACTGCTATTCCCATGAACGATGGTTACAGTATGCATCCATCGCAGTCTAAAGAGTTTATGTTTATAGAACTAGACAATGGCAGACTGTGCATCATGCCAACGAATGAACTACGGTTCCACGACAAGTCATTTACCGAGGGTGATTGGCCAACTAATATTAAATTGAACACAACATCATGGAGAGTTGAATAAGTTACCAAAAAACGAAATTTATTTACACCACTAGTATTAAATATTTTTGGTAGCATACATGAACTTTACAAAACTCATACACACAGATATAGACCACGAGCTGTTGGCTAAAGAAATATATCAATTAATCGAGCATTTCAAGCTTGAAGAACATCCTCAGATTAGTCTTACTAGTCTAGCCGGTGAGAACAACTGGATCAATAGTACAGGTAAGCGTCACTTACTTAAGTACCCAGAACGCTACTTTAATAAAATCAACGAATATCTAGAAGGCACATATATTGCAGAGTGCATTCGTCGCTATCCAGATTTTTATCGCTGGAGGCTATTGAAGGTAATTCCGCGGGCGACATATTCTATTCATCCAGACGGGTTACCTTTTAGAGAAAACATTAGACTACACATACCAATTGTTACTAACAGCAGAGCATTTCTAACATTCTACGATGTTATGCCCGGGGACGATACAACTGTAACAGTATATCATGCTAATCTAAAAGCAGGTAATAGCTACGAAGTGAACACCACTAAGTTACACACAGCAGTAAACTACGGCGACCACGATAGGTACCATATGGTTGGTGTAAAATATATCAAAGAAAGAATACGAGGCGCTAAATGAAAATAGCAATCACAGGACACACTAAAGGAATTGGTAAAGCAATTGCCGGATTATACTACACCGACGAAGTTGTAGGATTCAGCCGTAGTAATGGATATGATATTTCAAAACCGGAAGATGTTAAATCAATTATTAAAAATACAATAGAAATAGATTGTGATGTGTTTGTTAACAATGCATACAACAACACAGCTCAAACAACCATCTTTGACATGTTACTAAAGCACTGGAACAGCGACTCTACTAAAACGATTGTTAACATAAACAGTCGAACGATCTATAACGGACCAAATCAGCGAAAATATACCGCAGATAAAAAACTGTTGCGTTCTAGTGCAATTAATGCTATTCGTGATATAAACAGAAAATGCCGTGTAATTAATATAAACCCGGGATATGTGAGAACAGATATGGTTTCTCACGTAGATGTGAAAATGTTAACGCCCGAACAACTAGCAGCTATGGTTAAATGGTGCTTAGACCAGCCTCAAGGAATTGAGGTTGGCGAATTAAGTGTTTGGTGTACTACTTTAGATTAATTTAGGCGCAACATTTATATGCCTCAGTGATAAATACTAGTATGAACAAAGTAGTTATATATCCAGGCAGATTCCAGCCAATGCTCAGCCATCACGCTGAAGTATTTAAACAGCTTCAATCACAGTTTCCTGATGCTGATGTATATATTGGTACCAGCGATAAAGTAGAGCTTCCTAAAAGTCCTTTTAACTTTAAGGAAAAGCAACAGATTGCTGCTGCACACGGTATTTCGGCAGATCGAGTGCTAGCTGTTACTCGTACATATCATCAAGAGGACTACGCTAAGTACTTTAATCCTGCTGAAACTATAATTGTTTTTGCAGTAGGCGAAAAAGACTTAGATCGGTTCCCCTTCAATAATGTGGATCCAAACACAGGTTTAGATATGACTGTGCGGGGCGAAGCAAAGCCTAAATACTTCCAAAAGATAAATACACTAAAGGCAAGTCCAAAGCCGATGAGTGAGCGTGGATACATTACACTAGCGCCTACTATTAAAATTGGTGACGAAGTTGCTAGCGCCAGCGCATTTAGAGACGCATTAAAAGCTGCTCCGGATGCAGAAAGTGCTAAACAAATTTATACAAAACAGTTTGGCACGTACAACGACAAGGTGTTTAACTTAATTTATAACAAAATAGCGAGAGCAGATATGAGCGAACAAATTAACATTCTAAGAAAATTAGCAGGACTTCCTTTAGAAGAAGCAGCACCAGTTGAATTTAGCAGTGCTGATGCTAAGGCAGCAAAGTTTTTACCACCCAGTGCATCCAGTGCTAAGATGAGTATTGCCAATCGTTTCCCTAAGGGTGTAGATGTTAGCGATCCGGCGGCTAAGCAAGAGCAGTTTATTCAAGCACTATTACGCTCTCCGGAAGCATTGTTAGCAGAGATCAGCGAAAGACTTGATCCTAAAGACAACAACAGTCTAGCAGTTGATCAAAAGGTAAGCGATATTGTACAGCTTATGAATCAAAAAGACATCGGTATTTCAGGTCTACCAAAAGACCTAAAGCAGTTTGTTTTAGATTTAACAGTTAATGCAGTTAAAAACATGGACCTAACTGCTGGCGACAATAGCCCTGCTTATGATGATTCAGCTGATGAAGATGAGTTCAAAAAGGAAAATGTTGACTTAAACAGCATTCGCACTGACTACGGTGTAGAAGAAGCTAAGGATGAAGACGAAGAAGATGAGGACGAAGATGACGAAGATTGGATTCCAAGCATAGATGACTTCGAGCAAGAAATTGCACACGGATACAGAGGCGTAGGTGCGCTCAGAGTCGAAGCTGAAGACGAAGATGAGAATGCTGCCCTGAAAAGACAGATTCAAACTGTTAAGCGTGACTCTATGGATAAAGGTTACACAGCACTTCGCCGCAAAGCTGCCCGCGAAAAGTTAAAGGATCTTGAAGGTAAATTAAAAAATGAAGAGGTTGAAGAAGGTTTCAGCAGCGATTCAGATCTAGTACTAGCAAAAGCTGGCTCAGGTGAACTAGACATCTATGATGTTATGACTAACCCGAAGACACCTGCAGAAGCTACTGCTGCTAAAATTATTCAGCAAATGTACGATGACGTATCAATCGATCATCACCTACACCCAGACGATGACTTTGAACAGATCCTAGACATTGTTGCTGATCAATTAGAAGCAGACTATGGCAACAGTGATGCTGACGTTCGCGAAGACGATCAGATTGCTGAAATTTCCGATAAAACTAAAGACTCGTATGTAAAGAAAGCATCGGGAGAAATTGGTAAGCATTGGGACAATAGCCATGACGATGCAGATTCGGCACGTAAGTATTATAATCGCAAAAACACAATGCGTAAGATTTCCAACGAAGAAGTTGAGGGAACAGCAGGCAATGCACTAGATGCAGCTATGTTAGAACTACGCAAACTAGCAGGTTTAAGATAATGAACGACTTATATAGATTACAAAAGCTAGCTGGAATTCTAAAAGAAGAACCAGAAACAGGCGATGAAGTTGTAAAGACTGTGGTCGGTCATGTTGACGACGAACCAGATATGATTCGTCAAGAACTTTATAAGATTGGCAAGTATGCCGTTGAGCTACACAAGATGCTAAAGGAAGTTCCAAACGGTGATCTTCCTCAATGGTGGACTGCTAAGATTGTTCGTGCAGGTGATTACATTAGTAGCGCAAAGCATTACTTAGAAGCAGAACTATACAATCCAGGTGATGAAGTTGCTGTTAGTGATCAAGTGCAAGACAACACTGATCCAAGCGGTGTTTCTTAAATATTTTCTAAAGTGTGAGTTAACACTACTATAATATCTCTTACACCGTCTGTAACTGTCTTAACTTCGTGCATAATTTCGCTAGAAAATAGCAACATATCACCTCTTAGAATTTTAAATTCTGTGTTGTTAATACAGAGTTCGCCGCCGCTATATTGATCGTTTATTCCGAAAATAATAGTTACTTTTCTATTACCATTTTTATAATTATCGTTGTGTGGTTTAATATAGTCACCGGGTAAATATCGTCTATATCTAGCAAACTCAATTTCTCCAACTTCTACTTTATATTTTTCGGAGAATGCTTGTAGTTTTTCGTAAATTAAAAATTTGAAAAACAGTGGTATTTTAATTAGATCTGCACGTAAGCTATGAAAAATTTCTGTATCATGATTATAGAATTCATGTACATTCTTTTCTAAATAGATAATTTCTTGCTCACTAAGAGCATTTTTATAATATTCAATCATTTAAAATATTCGCGGTATTAATAACTAATTGCTCGGCATAAACGGGCCAAAAGCGGCCTGCTCTAGGTCCGTTATTTTTTCTTCCGTCACTCTCGCCAGGAATCTTAATCCATAGATAAGCATCGCACAGAGGGTATCCAGTATCTGTTGTAGGTTTTTGACCAATTGCACGACCAGGTGGGTTGCACCATTCATTGCCATATGGACCGTTGCCGTTGCGACTAGTATCAACTACGTAGTGATTGTACTGTGTATATTCGCCTACACGCTCTGCCCAGCTTACAGACTCTTCTGTGGTTCTAAAGTTGCTGACATTGACACTAAAGCCGCGCACACCCGGCGCACATACACTGTTAAGTAGTTTACCAGCTTCTTCAGGTTCGAGCCAATTGCTATGACCTATGTCAACATACACTAGTGCGTTAGTACGCTCAGTTAGTATTGTTAATGCTTGTTGCATTAGTTTATAGCGCCACTGTGCTTCAACTGTAGCCATTTCTGTACTATGTGGCAGCGCATCGGGTTCAAAGATAACAATAGGCGAAAGTTTGCCTACACCTAATGCAAAACTTTCAATAAACTCTAAATAGCTAGCAGAACTGCTAGCGCCACCTTTGCTGTAATGTCCCATGTCTCGGTTAGGAAGATTGTAAAGCACAAACACAGGAAGAGCAGGCAATGTTCTACGGAACAATCTTGCCAAGCTCTTTTCTAGATGCTTTACGGGTTTGCCGTTTCTTTGGCCGTACCAAAACGCAACAGGATGCTCAAATATCTTTCTTACTAAAGGATATTGTCTTGCATGGTCTTGAACACGATCAAAGTTGTTGACATAGAATGGATAGTCCATTATCCTCTCTTAACAGAACGTTCCAATCTTTTAAAACGCTTGTCGCGTTTTTGTTTAGCCATCTGTAGTTTAAATTCGCCAACAATGTCTATAAAGTTAATTCCTTGCAAGTGATCATACTCGTGAAGGAAACATCTTGCATCAATACCATCCATCCATGTTTCAACCACAGTCTCACCATCTGTTTTGGTGAACTGTACCTTGATCTTAGCTGGTCTCTTAATCTTTAAGTAAAGCAACGGCCAAGTTAAGCAACCTTCTTCAATTTGTACTTCACCTTCAGTTTCAATAATGGAGGGTTTGTAAATACCTATGTCACCTAAGAAACTATGTGCCATAACAAACATGTTATAACTACTACCAACTTGTGTAGCACTAAGTCCTACACCTAAATTGGCATGCATTAGCTCAAGCATTTCTTTTTCGCGTTCAGTCCAGTCAATACCGCCTTTAAACGGGTCAGTTGTAGCACTTCGATGTAATGCAGGATCTCTAGGGTCAACTAATTCACAGCGCCAATCTTCGAGAAAGGACTCGCCTAAACTGACATCAGTGCTAGATGCATATTTGCTATATGGGTCGTATTGTTTACTCATAACTTTATTTAACTACCTTACTAGAAAATCTTTTTTATCTTGAACAGTAGCCCAGTGCTCTGCATCCGGCAGCGGATCACGTTTGGCTGTAATATTACTAGTTTGCCACTCTTTGCTAAGTTCAGCATTTAAGTCAATCATGTAACGCTGTTCCTGTGGCAAGTCGTTATCAGAATAAATCGCATTAACAGGACACTCAGGCTCACACAGCGCACAATCAATACATTCGTCGGGGTTAATGACTAGAAAATTTTCACCTTCATAAAAGCAATCTACTGGGCAAACCGTCACACAATCAGTATACTTGCACTTAATACATGATTCTGTTACAACGTATGTCATTATAGTTTCTCTCCGGCCTCAAAGCCACGGAAACGTAAGAAGCGAGGGAAGCGCAAACTATAAGTTCCATCTTGGTTCTGCGTTACCGCATCTGCCCTCACTTCAACAATTTGTCCTACAATATTATCATTTTCAACGTGGCTAGCCCAAAAGCTATCTCTATTCGAATCACTGAAGCCAGACCCAACATTAACTTTAATACGTTTTCCGTCGTCGACGCCGGCACATACAAATGCACCCAGTCGTCCAACATTTCTTCCAGTGCCTTCTTCAACATTGATTACTTCCAACGAAACTTCAATGAAGGGTTTGAGTTTGAGCCAGGCAGCACTACGCTTGCACTCGTATGGAGCATTCAAGTCCTTGATCATAATACCTTCGTAACCGTTCTCTACTGCACTCTTATTGTACATAGAAAACAACTTCTGTCCTTCATCAGAATCAAGGTCAACTACTGCATGGTCAAGTACAGTTACGTTGGGCAACAGGTTCATGTGTTGTTCGTACCACTGCTTGAGCCATGCTGTGCGCTCACGTTGCTTAACTGCAAACTTGCCTTCTTGAAACTGGTCAAGCGGAATAATATCAAACAAGTGTAGTACTGCATCACCGGCTGTTACATTTTCCTTGCGGTGAACCTGCTTCATTAGATCCTGGAAACTGCTGCTCATAATCTCCCCGTCGAAAACAGTCGGAGAGCTTAACTTGTTCGCTACTTTGGCGAACTGCTCTTTGATGTGACCAAAGTTGAGCAACTCCTTGCCATTGCGACTGAACTGGTCCACTCGCCCATCTGGATAGACTACGGTTAAAACTCGCACACCATCCAACTTCACTTCGATCAGTTTCTTGCCGCATACTTTACTTTCATGGTTAGCACTGTCATGACTGAGCTGACATTCAAATACAGGAATAGCACCCTTAACAACTTTGTTAATGGTCTTTTCACTTACGCCGCAGCGTAGATCCTTAATAAGGATACGTCGATACCAATGATTCCACTGCTCTTGCGTAGCAGAGTTCATCATTGTTGCGATCATGTCGCGAGCTGTATTACCGGTGACACCGCGACTAACAAAGCCTGTTAGTGCTAGAGTAAATGCGTCCCAGCTTAGGCCAGGCCCATCCTCATCAGTCTTTTCTGGAATTTTCTTGAGACCAAATGTGATCATAGAGTCTAGTGCAAGTCTACAACCTTCTAAAAATTCTGCATTATCTCTATTAGCATCAATGATCTGCTCTTTGTTAGTACGCAGATTGTGTGTTTCCAAATCTTTAATAATTTGCCATGGGGTCATTTTAGTTGCCTTAAAATACTAATGATACAACAGTATAGCAATATATTGCAATCTTGTCAACCTGCTTCTATATCTTTATAAAATTGAGTAAATTCGGATACATTTGTAGGTAACAAGTTGCGTATAATATTTTTATTGTGCTCTATTACGCCCATATTCTTTCGCTGCCAACTAGATATATCATCGATGCTATCTAGCATATTACATACACGATGTATCTCATCAAGTAAAAGCTTAAGTCTTTTTTCAGTATTAGGTTCAATATCGAAGGTTAAATCAAACCAATCCTCATATGTCTTAAATCCTAATCGGGTCAGCCCCGATGTATTAATACCGGGTGTACCCCAAATTATTACCGGCATCATATTAAGCATAGGTTTGAAAGTTTTTTCTGTAATAAATTCGTGTGCTCTTTCTTGATATGTTTCTAATGATACGTCAAATACTGCGCGACTGTAGACTTCCGGTAAAGTTGATATTATATCTTTATCCGGCATTGTGCTAGAAAGTGGAGCATTCTGCGAAACTTGCATAGGAGAATGTTTAATAAAAAACTCAACCATATTACCGTCAACATCAAATCCGTCATGATTCATAAAATCATTTTTAGATTCAATTTTCGGATGACTCGCTAGCATTTTATCTTTATACGCAGTATTATACATTTCATAGATTAATCTAGAACGCCAGTATCTAGGTTTGCGACTGAGGCACGTAAAATATAAGGTTGCTTTTGTATCTAAACGTGGGTTGGGACAGCTCAACATACTATCACACGCATTAATGTGATACACATTGTTTTTAAGATGCATGTCTTTTTCAACAGCATCGCCTGTTAAATAATAAAAACGTTGAAGTGGTATGTTATTATTTGAAAATCCTTTACTAAATCTTTTAAAGTAAGGAAATACGATATGCGAACCTTCTATGGAACAATCAAAAATTAAAGATATTTTTCCTAATTTTAACTTTTTTATTAATGCATCGCTGAAAAAAGCAACCGGGTCAAAATCAATTGTTTCTAAATTGAGATTCTTATAAACAGGTTTTACTACTATGTATTTAGAATATTTTGTGTTTTTATTAGTATATAGCTTCAGCAGTTTTTCAAAACTTTGATTAGATAGTTCAAAAAAAGGATTTTCTTTTATTAAACCATTAGCATATATTTGAGGCATTACTGCCCCTTTTTACTTTCAAACGTATAGTTGTGTAGCTGTAAATTAACATATTCAGCTAGTCTCGGATAGATGCTTTTCCAATCTAAGTTACGGCGTTTATCCAATTCATCTAAGTGTGATCGGAAACGATACATTTCATACTTGTTTGGTTTAGCATTTACTAACTGCTTACGAATACCTTCTAGATAAGAAATATCCCTGTTAAAAGTTTGATTTCTGCTTTCAAGAGTGCGTATTAGCTGATCAATCTCAGGTACACAGTAATCACCAAACACACTAGGATTCATCCACTTTGGATCTTGAATAGTGTTCCAACTATAGAAGATTGGCTTGGGCTTGCCCCAAGGCATAATTTGATTATCTTCCCACTTGATAATATTGTCGTACAGTTTCCACATTGTGGGAGTAGTTAGCGATGTGATAGTGCTATGTACTTGTAGCTTGACCCAACGCTTGTTATGCAGCAGCAGGAAGTTACGCTCCCATTGTTCTAGGTCCATACCGTAGCGTGCATATTCAGCTTCATCTCCCCAGCAATCCATACTAGCAACAACTTGGAAGCTCTTTAGCTTTTTATCTGCAATAAGACGTTCAATTTTGTCTAGTTGCTGCTCTAAGCGTTCTGTTTTATGTTTGAGGTTACTAAAGATGTGCCATTCTAGATTAGGGCAAGGATTTTTATCAAACCATTCGATGCAGCGTTCAAACTCAGGTTGATACAGCGGCTCACCGCCTAGGATCTGAAACTTGTACAGGTCTTTACCATGCTTATCCATCCAGTTCCAAAACTTTTCGCGCATAATGTCATAATCAGGATTGTTGGGCCACTGATATACTTCTAGATCGTCCTTAACGATCTCACCATGCTTTACAATTTCTGCTTGAATAACACTGCTGAACTTTGCGCTGCAATAAGTGCAGGCTTGATTACATAGACTACTAAAATAAACTTCTAGTAGTCTGGGCGTAACTTCAGTGGCGCTGGGATTGTACTGCATCTCTGGAGGCAGCATCGCTAGGTCCTTGATGTAGGCTTGACGCTCGCTGGTTCCGCCTACATCTTCTACAACTTTACAATACTCGCAACCGTTACCGGGCCATTGGCCCTGCAACATCTTTTCTCGATCTTGCAGTTTACCTGGAACATTGTGGAAGTCTTCAATAGTATCAACTGTTACAGGCCAATGCTTGCAACGGTGACAGCTACTGGTAGTACCAAAGTTTAAAAACAGGGTACTCCATGTCCATTTAAATTGACACGAAGTATCCTTGTTAATAGGTAGTTCGTTCCAGTGCTTGTAATGTTTTGTGTGTATCTCATCCATACCAATATTTATCAGCTAGTTAGAGTGTAGCTGATTTGTTATGGCATAGGAATTTCTACTAGATTCTGTTCTCGATCTAGGTACTTCATTTCTACTAGAACTGGTTCGAATTCTTGGATAGCAGCTACTACATCGTAAGGATCCAAAGGACCACAAGTGTAAACATCTAGTTGCATCATTGCAGGGCTTTCTTCGTCCCAAATATGCATAGCGATGTGACTGGTCTCAATGATAGTTACTGCTGTAAGTCCTCGATTACCGGGAACGTCACAATATGTTGCATAAGGACCCATTAGTGTTTTCATACCAATCCTATCAATTAGATTAGGCATCCACATTTCTGATACATATGTTGGGTCTACTGCGGGTTTTTTAATTTCTGCACGAATAATAAGATGTTTGTGAAACTGAGCCAATAATGTGTCCTCTTAGTCTTTGCTATCTAGGGGGCAGAGTTCAATCTCGCCGTTTACTTTACGCCACTTAACAAAGTTTGCAGAAATAAGCAGATCCACTGTTGCGCCTGAACCGCGAATAACGCCGCGTTTATATGCCATGATACCGGTAACAATAGAACCAACAACATAACCTACAACTATTGCAATTTCTATAGACATGCTTATTCCTTTAAACTGGTGTCCACGCCCGGACTCGAACCGGGACGCTTTCGCGAGAGATTTTAAGTCTCTTGTGTCTACCTATTTCACCACGCGGACATGAAAACTATTTAATACTAAACTATACATTCTACTCAATTAATTGAACTAGACCCCGCACTCGTAGTCTCGAGTTGTATCTAATGATACTGCACCTCACGAAGCCACTTCTTTCGAAGTTTTCAACACAATGACGGCCCCGTCTAATTCTTGCCCTCGTCTTTCCCTCGGTTGTCTGGCCTGCCCGGTAGGATTCGAACCTACGACCTACGGATTAGAAGTCCGTTGCTCTATCCAGCTGAGCTACGGGCAGATAAAAACTTTTTCGCTAACTCCTAGCTAACTTA